TGGCGACGGTGACGTGGGCTTCGGTGGCGGCTGTGGTGGTGTTCATCGGGGTCTCCCTCCCTTGCGATGACTCCACTATGCTGTACGTACAGCGAAGTTCGCAAGGGGAATCCCAGAACTCACCGAAACTAAATAGCTACGCCGCCGTGTCGACGCCCCCGCGTTCCACCCGCCGCAGCTCCGCCAACAACCGTCGGTACTCCGCCGACCGCTCCGGCGTGAGCGGCACCTCCGGGCACGCGAACAGCGCACGGATCTCCGCGTTCACCACCGCGGCAGAGCGCACGGCAGCACCAGACGCAGCATCGGGGGACATGATCCAAGCGTAGTCCGTCAGCCGCTGCGGTCCGGCAGCCGGGTGACGAACGTCCCCACACCCACCTGCATCTGCGCCAGCCCCGCCGCCCGCAACTCCGTCAACACGCGCCGCGCCGTCATCTGCGCGATCCCGAACTCCTCCACGATCGCGAGCACCCCCGGCAACTGGGCGCCCGGCGCGTAGGTGCCGTCAGCGATCCGCGCCTCGATGACCTCGTACACCTGCTGCCAGCGGGGGATGTCGGGCTTCCAATCCATGATCCCGAAGCTAGGTCCGCTCGGCACACTCAGCGAGACGACATAGCCTGGATCGCCTAGCACCCCTAGCTAGCTACGTCTAAGCTGCACAGAGAGAACCCCCGCGCCGTGCGACCGGCCGGGGGTAGGGCCCACGCTACGGAGGAGCGTCGACATGAGCCACGGTACAGGCCACCCGCCCACCACGGGAGTAGCCGACCCCGCCCTCGCACTCCTCGCCATCCCCGACCGGCTGTCCGACGTGCAGCGCGCAGGCCGCGTCTGCGTCTGGGGCGGCGAATCCCTCACCGCCACCGCCGTGCGTCTCGGCGCCCGCGAGACCGACGGGCACACCATATTCCCCAGCGGCTGCCGATCCTGCACCGCTACCGCCGCCATGACTGCCCTGCTCCAGCACGCGCCGGACTGCGCCGCCTGCGTCCAGCACGCGCCCGACTGTGCGATCGGCATGGCTCTGATCCGTCTCACGCGGGACGGCCAGTGGTGACCGCCCGCCGCAGCCTCGCCGAGCGGATACGGGAAGCGAAGACATCGGCAGGCCGCGCGGCCGGGTACTGCTGGCTGGCGCACCCGGACGGTGGCGCGCACTGCACCCGCCGCCCGCACGAGGACCGTCGGCACGTCGACTACTACAACGGCCGCACCTCCCACACCGACACGCACGGCACGGAGTGGACCGAATAACACCCAAGGCTGGCAGCACGGGCCCTCGCCTTACCCCGTCGGGGGAGCGTGCTGCCGGAGTGCCTGCGACTCGCTGGATCTGAGGGGACCCGGCATCAGAGTTGCGGGCGGGGGCGGCTGCCCGGCCGACGGCAAAGAGGGTCGGGCAGCCGCCTACTCCACCAGGTCGGCAAGCCGCACGCCGAGGGCGTCGGCGAGGAGCAGCAGGTCGGCGAAACGGGGGTCACGGGCGCCGGCCTCGTATCGCTGGATGGTGCGGCGGTCGACACCGGCTAACACCGCGAGCTGGTCCTGCGAGAGCCCTGCCGCCTTTCGGAGTGCGGCGATTCTGTGACCGAGCTGTTTACGGCGGGTGAGGACCCAGTCGGGATACGGGTGGCGGCGGGCTGGCACTCGACAAACGCTGTGGCCCGCAAGATCATGTGTCAGTACCCAAACGGTCGCCGATCAGCCGATCAGGTAACCCACACGGGTGACAGCAGGGCACATCCATTGCGAGAGCGGGTATGCGATGCGCAGGGTGGGCACACGCGTGGCTACTGCACCCATCCCCCACCCCAGAGCGGGCCGGTGACGTGTCTCCCACGAGGTGCACCCCTCCGTCCAGATGACGGAGCCCGGCCTGAGCGGCCCCCGGCTGAACCCCGGGGGCCGCGCCCCTAAATGTCTCCCAGATTCAGCCCGCGAGCCTCGTCCGCGGCACGCTTTTGCGCAGTGGCTTTCGTGTACCGGTCGATCATGTCGCGACGCGACCACCCAGCGACCGCCATCAGACCACCCTCAGACCCCCCGCGCTGTAGCCACCGGCCCGCCGCCGTGTGCCGCAGAACGTGCGGATGGAAGTCCTCGATGCCAGCAAGATGGGCTCGCCGCACGAGGCTGTCGTAGAGGCCCGAGTAGCCGATCGTCTTCCCGCGGTCTCCGAGCCACAGATCGGGCGTGGAGGCGAGACGGTGCGCGCGCCGGGCACGGAGGTACCGGTCGATCGCGCGGGACGTCTGAGGGCCCACAGGGATCGTCCGGCCCTTGCCGCCCTTGCCGCGGCGCACGATGGCCACACCGGCAGTAAGGTCGATGTCATCGGTGGACATGGCGACCACTTCCCCGATCCGGGCCCCGGTCTCCAGCATGAGCCGGATGATCGCCTCATCGCGGCGTTCCCAGAATCCGCGGCCGGCGCACGCCTTGATCAGGGCCTTGAGTTCGTCGTCGGATAGTTCAGGGACAATCTTGCTATCGAGCTTCGGGGGCTTGAGGGCGATGAGCGGGTCCTGGTCGAGTTCTCCTTCGTCGGCGAGCCAGGCTGAGAAGCGGCGCATGGAGAGCTGCCGGGAGCGGGCTGTGGCGGCTTCGGCGCCTTGGTCGAGGAGGTCGGCGATGAAGGCGTTGACCAGGGTCCGGCTGATGTCTGGCTGGGTTTCTGTGCGCTGGCACCAGGCGAGGAAGCGTCGGACACCGTCGGTGTAGGTCTTCACTGTCTGCGCGGACTTGCGTTCTGCTCGCAGGTGCAGGGTCCAGGATTCGAGCAGGGTTTTCATGTCTTCGACGGTCACAGAGTCCCCCCACGGGCTGATATCTAGACTGACACCGCCATGCTTCAGACAGGAAAGCGCCCCTGACCCGGAATGTAAAGGTCAGGGGCGCTTTCAGGTGGGAGACTCAGTCGAGGTAGTCGCGCACTACACGACTTTGAACGCCGTGCTTAGCCTGCTCTTTCCTGCGTCCCGTCGCGAACTATGCTTTGCAATATCCTCGGTTGAGAAACCTCGCGGTCGCCACCGACGCGGGTGACTTGAAGGACGTCGGGCGCACCTGGCGCGATGAGCTTGATCGCCTCGACGGCCTGAGCCTCGCCGATCTGGGCGGGATCGTAGGCCGCCCGCAGAGCACGCCGCCCCGGCCAGATGATCACGGGGCGCCCCGGCTCCAGGGTTCGCTGTTCGAGGATGAGCTCCTCCTTGGTCACACGACCCCCTTGCCCGCAAGCGCGACCGCCGGAAGGCACGACGGATTCGTACTCGCGTTCGATGTCCACGAGGTCCCGCGACTCTACGCCTACCACAAGGTCACGGAAAGCGATTCGCCGCAACAAGGGCGACGGGCTCACCCACATTCTTCACGACTCACGAACATGCGGAACAGTTGCGTCACGAATCTCTCGAGTTCTCCGCAGCCCGACGCTGCCGCAGCACCTCCCCGCGGACCGCCTCCGTGTCCGCCTCCACCGCCTCATCATGCAGAACCAGACCCCCCGCAACGGCCGTAGCCGACAGCCCCAGGTACTGGAAAGCAGCAGCAGCCTGCACGCGGGCGAGCGGCAGGCCGAGGCCGGCATGGATGGCTCGGATGAGGCGGGGCTCGATCTGGACGCGCTGCCCGTTGCCGACTTTCCACAGGACGGTGCGGCTGGGGCGGTAGCCCGAGACGGGGTCGATCGCACGCTCTTCGAACTTGCGGTACGTCAGCTCTCGGCCCTCGCCCACGCGATCGGCGACGAGGCTGGTCAGCGTTTCCGCATCCTTGGCCATCAAAACTCCATGTCCGTGCGTGGGGGGTCAGGGGGCGGCGTCTCCCGGTGGCGGCCTGGCTCCGCACGCGTGCCATTGTCCACGTTCACGGACACGTACGGATACCTGGCCTGCAATGTTCGACTCAAATGTGACCCGGAGTGCGGACAAGAAAGAGGTGCGCCCCGCGTACTGGACATAGCGGCAACACCATGCTTAGCTGGCCTTGTTCGCGAACGCGGACAACGCACGGAGGTAGTACACGTGCCAGAGCCTCACCAAGAACCCGCTTACCGCCTCATCGACGGCAGACTCCTCCGCCGCCTGATGAGGTGCCCCGAAGGCGACGGAAAGCGTCACACCGTCCGCAGCCTTGCCGCCGCCACCGGCATCAGCAAGAGCAAGATCAGCAGCATGCTGAACGACCAGCAAACCCGACTCCCCCAGAGCAAGGCCGACGCCGTCGCCCACGAGGTCGCCGTCCGCCGCAAGGCTCTTTTCACGCCCATCGTGTCCACGATCACGAACAAGAACATTCTCCGGGAGGGAGACACATGAACGCCGAAGAACGCAAGCTCCGCGCCCAGCTCGGCGCCGAAATGAGCTGGGCCAACACCACCGACCGCACCGCCCGCACCGCACCCGGAAGCCGCGCCGCAGAGGCCCGCTTCGAGAAGCAGGCCCGCGAACTGCACCCGGACGCGGACGACTCGCTGATCGCGAAGGTCGCCGAGAACCTGCGCCGCGCGCACTTCCGCCGCATGGGCCTCGCCTCCGCGACGAAGCGCCGCAAGGCCCGCGAAGCGCAGGCCGGCACCGCCGCCTGACCCCGAACGCGCCGAAGGGCCGCCCGCTTTGACCGGCCTGGCGACCCCTGATCGGCGAACCCCTACCAGATGGAAGAGAGGCCCTCGATGGCCCAATCATTGCAGATCCCGCCCGTGAGAACGGTGCCGCTGTACAAGGCGCCGCTGCCGATCACTGTGTTCGTCGATGCGTCCGGGGACGTGTGGGAGACGGCGGGTCACAACGCGGCGGGTGAGTTGCTGTTGTCGTGTCCGCAGCCGTCCAATCCGGAGGACGCGGGTGTGGGCGAGTCGTTCGCGTGGACGTTGGCACTGGTTCAGGCGGCGTTTGGTCCGCTGATTGCCCGGTCGGCGGTGGCCCGGTGAGCGCGGGCCTGTCGCCGCTGGCGATGCGGGCGAAGTCGCTGATCGATGCGACGTGGTTGAACAACCCGCCGTATGACCTCGCGTCGCAGGCGGCGTTCGCGTTGGAGTCGGCTCAGATGTTGCAGTCGCCGGTGACGGCAGCGGAGCGTGCGGCGGCGGAGGATGCGCTGGCGCTGCTGGACCGGACGCTCGCGGAGCTGAAGCGGGAGCACCAGGAGAACGCCCGGCTGCGGGCTCGGGTCGTCGAGCTGGAGCAGCAGGTTGAGGCGCTGAGGGCGCAGGGGCAGACGCTGCGGGAGAAGGCGGTCGGGCAGCCGGCGGACGGGTTGACGCGGATTTTCGCGCCGACGCAGGCGCTGCGTGAGGTGTTGGACGGCGAGCACTACGAGGTCGTGCATCACGACTACCGCCTCGGTCACGACCTGCCTGAGGCGGGTGGTGCCCTGTGAGCAGCCTCCCGGACCCGAAGAAGCACCTCATCGGCTACGGCCGTATCGACGCCGCGACCGGCATGGTCCACGGCTACGTCCGCTGGCCGCACGGAACCTTCCCGACCCCGTATGGCTGCCGCTGGTGCGGCACCGAGATGGGGCGTCACGGCTCGCTGTTCATGCCGCGACGCGGCTTCCACCGCTGGGAGCAGCCGACGCAGGCGCAGATCAAGGCGCGGATGCTGGCTCGCCGCGCAGCGTGGAAGGCCGTGTGCCGATGTCCGCTGGACGACGAGTGGCGTCCGTTCGCCCCGGTCTTCGACCCGTACCGGTGTGAAGCGTCCGACTGCCACGGCTACACCTCGGAGACGGACCCGTTCGGAATGGGCCGCTCGGTTCACGAGCCCAGCGCCGAGGTGTCCCGCAAGTGCGGGCACTGCGGCTGGCGCACGAGCGTCTGGCACGTGGATGACGGGTCGGCCGAGGTAGAACTCCACCGCCACGTCGTCCGTGTCCACGGCGGTGCTGAGGACGGCACGCAATGACCGCGACCACGCCCGAGGACTGGGTTCGCGCGCTGTCGATGGCGTTGATGCTGTGCGGCTCCACGGCCGTCCCGTACTTCCTGTTCGTCGATGCGACCCCCGCGGACTTCGATCCGCGCCGTCTCGCCTATTCGGACGCGCACTGCCGGTACCTGGTCGAGGCCGTCCGTCTCCGCTACATGCTCACCGCGCTGGCTGCCGCCGCGCACCCCACTGCTCCTTCCGGAGGCACCCGATGACCCGCATCCGTCTTGCCCTGCGCCGCCTGTTCCGCCCCGTCAAGCCGACCGGCCCGATGCGGTTCTACACCCGCCGCGCCGCCGACGGAGTGTTCCTCGACCTGGAGGACTACTTCGAGCACGTCGTCACGACGATCGCCGACGACGGGGACGCGTTCGCCCTGTTCATGGAGATGGTCAAGGACCGGCGGCTTTCTCACAAGCACGACGGGTGGGAGCCGGAGCGGCTGCACCTGGAGCAGCTCGGCATGGTTGTCGGCTACGAGATCCCCGTTCGGGGCCAGCAACTCGCCCGTCTCGTGGCGCGGCTGCAGGCGGCGGCCCCGGCCCCGGTCGTCCCTGCGCAGCGCACTGCGGGTGCGTCGTGAGCGCCCGCCCGATCTCCGACCTCGACGTCCCCGCCTCCCGTCTCGAAGCCGACATGCGCGCCTTCGTCGCCCGGCAGCGGCTGGCTGCGGGCATCGCAGCGGAGGCCCGGCACCAGATGGACCCCGCCGAGGGACCGATCGACGCCGCGTTCCAGCGCCTCGCCTGCGAATGCCCCGACCCCTGCGGATGCGAGGACACGCCGTGACCATCACCACCGACGCCGGGACCGCGCAGGTCCCGGCCGCCGGCCCCGTCATCCTCGGCTCGTTCGAGCCCGGATCCGAGGCCTGGCATGCGGCTCGGGCGAACGGGATCGGCGGCAGCGAGATCGCCGCCGTCCTCGGCCTCTCCCCCTACGAATCCCGCTTCAGCCTGTGGCACCGCAAGAAGGGGCTCATCGGCCCCGTCGAGGAGTCGGAGGAAATGTACTGGGGCAAGGAGCACGAGCCCGCGATCTGCCGCCGGTTCGCCCGCGAGCACCCCGACCTGGACGTCACCGTCGCTCCGACCTACGCCCACCGGGACCGGCCCTGGCAGATCGCCAACCCCGACCGGCGGGTCGGCCCCGAACTCCTCGAAGCGAAGACCGCCCGCGACGGCGAGGGCTGGGGTGAGGAGGGGACCGCTCAGATCCCCGTTCACTACCGCGCGCAGTGCCTCTGGTACATGGACGTCCTCGGCGCCCGCCGCTGCCACGTAGCCGTGCTGATCGCCGGGTCGGAGTACCGCGAGTACGTCGTCGACTACGACGAGGACGAGGCCCGCATTCTCCGCGAGGCCGGCGCCCGGTTCATGGACGACCTCGCCCGCGATGTCCGGCCGGACATCGACGGCCACTCCGCGACCTACCAGGCGATCCGTGAACTCCCCGACGGGCTCGACGACGTGGACGTCGAGATCGAGACCGCCCTCCGCGACCGCTTCCACAAGGCGCAAGACGCCTTCTGGCGGGCCGAGGACGAGCTGACCGCCTGCAAGGGCCTCCTCCTCGACGCGATCGACACCGGCCGGCGCGCCGTCTGCGAGCGGTTGCGGGTCGCCACCCGCACGGTCCGCGACGGCAAGACCTACCAACTCCTCCCCGCACGCACCCGAAGGAACGCCCGATGACCGAGAACACCGTCTCCAACGCCGTCGCCGTCCGCGACAACGGGCCCGAAGCAGTCGTCCGCCAGTACCGCGACGACCTCACCGGCGCCCTCCCCTCCCACGTCAAGGGCGAGGTGTGGATGCGGCTTGCCACCGGTGCACTGCGCCGCGACGAGAACCTCCGCCGGATCGCCACCCGCAACCCCGGCTCCCTCATGAACGCCCTGCTGGAGTGCGCCCGGCTCGGTCACGAGCCCGCGTCCAAGTCCTTCTACCTGGTGCCGTTCGGCAACGAGATCCAGGGCATCGAGGGCTACCGCGGCGTCGTCGAGCGCATCTACCGAGGCGGCAAGATCAAGGTCGTCCAGGTCGAGATCGTCTACGAGAACGACGTGTTCGTGTGGATGCCGGGCACCGTCGACACCCACCAGCCGCCCCGCTGGGAAGGCCCGCAGCAGGTGCCGTACCACCACGCCGACTGGTTCTCCGACCGCGGCGAGGTGAAGGGGGCCTTCTCCTACGGCATCTTCCACGACGGCACCCCGTCCCGAATCGTGATCCTCAACCGGAAGTACATCGACAAGGTCCGCAAGGAGTCGAAGGGCAGCAACGCCCCCTCGTCGCCATGGGTGAAGTGGTTCGACCAGATGGTCCTCAAGACCGCCGCCCACCGCCTGGAGCCGTGGGTGCCCACCTCCACCGAGTGGCGCAAGGACGAGCCGCCCACCGCCACCGTCACCCAAATCCCGGCTCCCACCGGCACGCCGCAGCTTCCCGCTGGAGCGCCTGTTGAGGACGACGAGGACGAGGGCCCGATCGAGGGCGAGTTCGTCGACGACGAGCCCGGCCAACAGCCGTGGCCGAACGTCGCTCAGCCCCCTGCCTGACCCGCACTTCTGGTGGCCGCCCGCGCCCAAATCGCGGGCGGCCACCCGCCAGCAGACCACACCCGGCATGGATCGGAGAACCATCATGAGATCCCCCTTCGTTTCCCGCGCAGCTTTCGCAGACGTGTGTGCCAAGCATGATCGGCTCGTCGCCGACAACAGGCGGCTCGCCGACGACAACGAGCGACTCCGCAATGAGCGGAATCAGTTCGAGAAGGACCGCGACGCGATCAAGGCGACCGCCGACAGCACCCCCCAGACCACTGCACCCGAGAACCTTCAGCACAGGACGTTGGCTGCGGCGCTCGGTCTGACGGACCTGGACCTCACCTACCCGCAGCTCGTGGCCGCCGCGCACCGCATGCGGGAACAGCTCGGCGACGTGAGGACCGAGGCCGCGAGGCTGCGGAGGCAACTGGAGAACGCGCACGGCGACCTGCTGCGGGAGAACCGGCCGGTCGATGGGGCGCCCGCGTTCCGGAGCGAGGCGAACTCGGCGCGGGTGCGGCGCGCCCAGGACCACGCCCGTCGGCTCCACGAGCGGCTCCACGAGTTGACGCTCGCGAACCAGAACTGCACCTGCCAGCGCGAGGGAGCAGCGTCGTGAGACTCCTGCCGTCCCGGTATTTCGGCCGCGCGCACGGCCGCCACCGCCGCCACCACGTCTTCCCGCACCCCGAGTTCGGTGCCGTCGTCACCCAAGGCTTCGCCGCCTGCAAGCCGTGCGGCGGGGACGTCCCGGTCGTCCTGCACCCGTCCGGCGGCCACACCTGCAGCGCCGGCCACACCACCGACGGAGGCCGACCGTGAGCGACGTTCCCGCGTTCATCCTCGCCTTCGTGATCTGCGTGGCGCTCGGCTGGGTCGCCTTCCACTTCATCAAGTTGCGCCACGCCGCCCGGCAGTCCAGCCCGACTGCCCCCGCCCCGCTGGTCGGGTTCGAGCGGCGCGGCACGGACACCGCCCTGCACGACACGTGCGCGCTCCTGTGGGGCCTGCCCGCCTACGGCGAGACCCCGACCGCCGGAGACGACCGACTGCGAGCCGCCATCCACGACGACCAGAACAACCAGCAGGGGGAACAGTGACCAGCCGCAGCAAAGCCAAAGGCTCCGCCTGGGAGCGCGCCATCGTCGAACACCTCAAGGCTGAGGGCTGGCTGTTCGCCGAGCGCCGTCTCGCTGGCAGCAACAAGGACCGCGGGGACGTCGCCGGGGTGGTTGGCGTCGTGATCGAGGCGAAGAACAAGGCCCGCATGGCGCTCGCCGAGTGGGTCGACGAGACCGAGGCCGAGCGCGTCAACGACGGCGCCTGGCTGGGCGTGGTCTGGCACAAGCGGATCGGCAAGTCGTCCGCCGCGGACGGCTACGTCACCATGACCGGCGCCCAGTTCACCGCGCTCCTCGCCCGGGCGCTCGACATCCAGACCGTCATCCCCGTCGACGACGAGGGCGAGGTCGCGTGATGGCCCGCCACGACAACGACGCGCTCACCGTCATGGACTGGTTCTGCGGCGCCGGCGGCAGCTCGCAGGGCATGCACTCCATCCCCAACGTCCGCATGGAACGGGCCGCGAACCACTGGGAGCGGGCGATCGAGTCGCATGCCGCGAACTTCCCCACCGTCGACCACTACCGCGGCGACATCCGCGAGGCGCCCGTCGACAAGTGGCCGGTGACGGACATCTTCTGGGCCAGCCCGGAGTGCCCGCAGTGGTCCAACGCCCGCGGCAAGAAGCGCGACTTCGACGCCTCCCTCCAGGGCGACCTCTTCGACGACTTCGGCCCGTCCGAGGAAGTCGAGCGGTCCCGCGCGCTGATGGAAGAGGTCCCCATGTACCTGCGTGGAGTCATCGCCCGCGGCGGTCTCGTCAAGGCCGGGGTCGTCGAGAACGTCGTCGACGTCCGCGCCTGGGACCAGTGGGACCGCTGGCTCGGCGAGATCCGCAAGCTCGGCTACAAGACCCGCGTCATCGCCCTCAACAGCATGCACGCCGACCCGCGCACCGTACACAAGGCCCCGCAGAGCAGGGACCGCCTGTATGTCGCCTACTGGCACGAGAGCCTGGCCCGCACCCCCGACTGGGACAAGTGGCTCCGGCCGCGCGCCTGGTGCCCGGGCTGCGAGACGTGGGTGCAGGCCGTACAGCGGTTCAAGAACCCCGCCCGGGACATGGGCCGCTACCGGCAGCAGTACGTCTACCGCTGCCCCAACGCGGCGTGCCGCAGCCAGATCGTCGAACCCGAGACGCTCCCGGCCGCCGTCGCCATCGACTGGACGATCCCCGGTCAGAGGATCGGCGACCGCACCAAGCCGCTCGCCGAGAAGACCCTCGCCCGCATCCAGGCCGGCCTCGACAAGTTCGCCCGGCCGATCACCCTGGAGGCGGCGGGCAACACGTTCGAGCGGCGCCCCGGAGTGCGTACCTGGCCGGTGGACGCTCCGCTCACCACGCAGACGACGACGGCGACCAAGGCCATGGCCTACGAGCCGTTCATGGTCCCGGCCGGGGGGACCTGGCGCAACGACCCGTCCAGCGTCCTGGACCCGATGGCGTGCCGCACCACCCGGGAGAACGACGGACTCGCCATCCCGCCGCTGCTGATCCCAGTGGAAGGCCGCGACGGCAAGGAGCCCGCCTCGGCGAACAACCCGCTCCGTACCCAGACCGCGCGGAACGAGACCGGGCTCGCATGGCTGCCGTTCATGGTGACCATGCGCGGCGGCGGCGACCAGTTGCGCGGACGGTCCATCGGAGAGCCCGTCGGCACCGTGTCCGCCAACGGCAACCACCACGGTCTCGTCACCCCGGACCTGCCCGCATTCGTGATGCGCAACAACGGCAGCCAGGGCGACGGCGGGGAGCACTGCACCACGGCCGCCGAGTACTTCCGCACCATGACCACCGCCGGCCACCAGTCCCTCGTCACCTGGGACCACCTGCTCGTGCCGTACTACGGCAACGGCTCGGCGCGCACGGTGCGGGAGCCCGTCGGCACCCTGTCCACCCGCGACCGGTACGCGCTCGTCCAGGGCGACGTCGACATCGAGGACGTCCTGTTCCGCATGTTGGAGCCACACGAGATCGGCCGGGCCATGAGCTTCGCCGACTCGTACATCGTGCTCGGCAACAAGCGGGAGCGCGTCCGCCAGTACGGCAACGCGGTTACCCCGAACTGCGCTGAGGTGATCGTCGCGGCGCTTGTTGAGGCGATCACCGGCGAGGACATCGACCGGCATGCCACGCCCGAGATGGGGGTGGCGGTCTGATGCCTGGCCCTCACGGCGTGCCGCGCGCCGAGATCGTCGCTCTCCTCCAACAGGGCCACTCCGACCGGTACATCGGCCGCACCCTCCACACCAACCCCAAGCGGGTCAGCCGCATCCGCACCGAACTCGGTATCCCCCGGCCGGTACGCAAGCCCACCCTCACCCTCCACCAGACATGGGCCGCCTACACCAAGCCGACCCACGACGGCCACCTCACCTGGACCGGCTACCACCGCGAAGGCACCTGCCCCGTCCTCAAATACCGCGGCGGGGACTACACCGCCCGCCGCATCGCCTTCGTCATCGCCCAGCGGCGGGAGCCCATCGGCCGCGTGCTGGCCGGCTGCGGCCTGCGGGAGTGCGTGGCTCCCGCCCACATGGAAGACGCGCAAATGCGCGCCCAGTTCGACGCGATCTTCGGAGCGGCAGCATGAGCAACTACACGGGCTCTGTCCCCGACACGCGCCGCGCGCCCGACTGGCGCAGCACCGCAGCGTGCGGCAACAAGAACGTCGATCCGGAGATCTTCTTCGACGGGTACGCCGAGAAGGACGCCAAGGCCCTGTGCGGTCGCTGCCCGGCTGTCCGTGCGTGCCTCCAGTTCGCGCTGACGGAAGGCATCCAGGACGGCGTGTACGGCGGCCTGAACGCGCAGGAACGCGCCAGCCTCCGACGGTCTACCCAGCGCAAGGCAGCCAAGGCCAAGCCGAAAGCCGCCCCGCTCGCCACGGCGCCGAAGCCGACGTCGCTGCGGCAGATCTGGAACAACAACGCCAGCCCCATCGGCAACGGCCACATCGCCTGGCTGGGCAACCGGCAGCTCTGGTTCAAGAGCCTCCCCTACTCGGCACGGAAGATCGCGTTCATCCTCGACCGCGGCCGCGATCCGCAAGGCCGCGTCACCGTGACCTGCGAACTCAACGGCTGCGTCAACCCCCGGCACCTGGTCGACGACACGGAGCGCGTGTGGTGCGGCACCCGGGCCGGCTACCGCAAGCACCTGAAGGAGCGGACGGAGATCTGCGCGCGGTGCCGGAAGGCGAACTCTGCTGCGGACACGAGGCTGCGCCGCACCGGCACCAGCATCGCGGCCTGATGTCGGGCTGGCTCGGCGGTGTGCAAGTCCGCCGCACGGAGCGCGGCCAAGTCCCGGTCGTGGACTTCCTGTGCACGCGCTGCGGCACCCATCGCCGAGCCACCGGGCGTGACCTCGCCCGCGACTACCTCGCCTCCGACCCCATCACCCAGCACCGGGCCATCTGCCCGGCCGCCTCAAAGGACTCCTGATGACCGGCATTCCAACGACCGGCATAGCCCGTATCCAGCTCCGGCAGCGTGCCGCGGACCTGTACCTGGGCGGCTGCACGATCCAATCCGTTGCCCGGCAGATCGGCCGTTCCTACGGCTGCACGCGAACGCTGCTGCTGGAGGCGGGGGTTCGGCTGCGGAAGCCGGGCGGTGGCGGCTGGAGGACGCCGTGACCTGCCCGCGTTGCCAAGCCCCGGTCCCGCCTGGCGCCGGGTTCTGCCGGACCTGCTCCGGACCCATCGGCCAGTAACAGACGCCCCGCCGGGCCGAATCCGGCGGGGCACCCAACCCCAGGAGAACACGACATGGACAGCCGCGAAGCTTCCGCCCTCGTCCTCGACGCCATCGGCTACGCCGTAGCAGGAGACGCCGAACGCGCCGCCGACACCATCGCCACCCTCGGCACCGGATCCGACGCCAACCTCATGTACGGCGCCTGCTGCGCCCTCGCCGAAGCCGGAAAGTTCGCGCTCCAGAAGATCTACGGCGAGCAGGCAGCCCGGCCCGAGCAGGGCGACATGTGGGTCTTCGAGCAGCTCCAGCCCGGCGCCCTCGACGGCGACCCGGCGAAGGCGTTCGCGATGCGGTTCCTGGTCGCCTACTGCAACGGCGACACCGACACCACCCTCGCCCTGTGGGTGGCCAGCCTCAAGGCCAGCGACGAGGAGCACGTGGATTCGGTGTGCGCGCTGCTGGTCAACGTCGCCGGGATCGTGCGCCTCGCGATCGAGCAGCAAGCCGACTGAGCCATCCCTCCCGGCGACGTTGACCAGCAG